ATAACTGCAAGTCCTATTATCAAACGACATATAGATGAAAAAGCATTCATGTTTTTAGGTGGTGGTGAGAATGGAAAATCTGTACTATTATCATACATTGAATCAATAATTGGAAAAAATAATATCAGTCATATTGCACTACAAGATATTGCAGAGGACAAATTTATGAGGGCGAATTTAATTGGAAAATCAGCCAACATTTTTCCCGATCTAGAACCAAATGAATTAAGACATACTGGTAAAGTTAAGGCAATTACATCAAATGAAGGTATTGAGGTACAAAAGAAACATCAACAAGGATTTACATTATATCCATTTGCTAAATTAATATTCTCTTGTAATAGATTTCCAAAAGTTTATGATCAAAGTCAGGGGTTCTTTAGAAGATGGTTAATTGTCAAATGGGAGAGAGATTTTGAGAATGATCCTGATAGAATGGAATATCTTAAAGAAAAACTAGATGAGAATCAAGAAGAGAAGAATTTGGTGTTTTCATGTCTAGTTGAAATTGCCAATAAATTAAACAAGATAGGTAAATTTACTCACTCTAAAGACTGGAAAGAGGTTAGAAAGGAATGGAATGAAAATGCAGATCCTATTGATGATTTTGCTACAAATTTCATTATAGATAGTGAAGGTAATAAAACAAAAAGAAACACATATCATTTCTACAAAGAAATTATGATAGAAAAAGGTGAGACACCAAAGGGTATTGGTCAGTTCAGTAAGGCGTTTTCTGAGTATTATGACGAGGATAGAATAAAAGAAGATGGAAGAACTGAAAGAGTGTGGTTGAATATTGATTTTAAAAAACCTATACAGACTACCCTAGAAACAGAAGATAATACATAATAAAATAATTTAGAAAAAAGTTTTTAGAGTAAAGTGTCACCTTTTGGGTTATATTTTAAAAAAATTTAGGAAATTCATGGAGGGTTGGGATTTTATATTGTATTTTGTGCCTGGCGAAAAGGTGACACTTTTGTTTTATATATTTGCACAGATTAACAGAAAAATATAGTGTATAGTAGAGTATATGGAAAAGTAAGTTGAAGTAAAGTGTCACCTTTTAATGAAATGTTACGATTAATCTGAAGAAATTTTGATTTTGATCAATCCTTAATAATATTATACCTTAAATATCATTAATGCAAAAAGAAGCCAAATCAACTCGTAGAAATAATCGAGTTCAATCTACAAAAGAAAGTAGTTCTAAAGGAGGAAGTGTAACCCTTTCTGATTCTATTATTAGACAATCTCATGTAGAGAAATTAATGAAAATGGGTTTTGGTGTAACTAGAATTGCAGCAACAATTATCAATGATAAAAAATTAGGAACACCTGAAACAATCTCTAGAGATATTGATATTATCCATTCGAGATGGTTAGACGCAGATCTAGAATGGTTTCACAGATCTAGTCTTGCAAGAATAGAAGCCAAAGAGAGATTATTAGAACAAATGGTAAGACTAGGAAAATTAATTTTAAATTTACAAAATACAGATAAGGAGAAAACTCTAGTATCTGCAGAATCTCAATTAACTACAGTTATTTCTAAAATCTATGAAATTGATGCAGACTTTGATCCAGAACAATATATAGATCAAAGAGTACAGGATGCACTTAAAAATAAAATAGAGAGGGGATTAAGTCATGAAATCGAAGAAAGTACGTCAACAGTTAGTTGATACATATCTGGAAAAATATTATCCAGATTTATTTCAAAATAATAATACCTTATCAGAAGGACTTGAATTATGCAAGCAACTTGGTAAATTACAATTTTGGTGTGAAGATAATACTTTACATATAGATAATTCTGATTATTATAATAATGGCTGTTGCCTTACACATACTATAGGGCTTCCAAGACACTCAGCTACAAATGAGGAGATGCCATTAACCCCATATCAAGTAGAATTTTGTAAAACTGTAATAGAATTAACATTAGGACCACAAACTGCAGATAGTGAAGAGGAATTAAAAAAACTAATTATTAATTTTAAAAGGAATCATCATTTCTTTCATCTAAACAAAGGCAGGCAGATGGGCTTTACTGAAATTATATTGCGGTTAATTCAATATTTCTGCTTTTCAAGATATGCAGGTAATAATGTTGGAATTATTGCAGGAACAAATGGAAGATTAGCACATAAGGATCTACGAAGATTTGCAAGGTTATTCAAAAACATAAAACCAGTTGTATTACACTGGATTAGAATTCAAACACAGAGAAGCTTAACTGTAATTGAGTTAGTTAATGGCACTGTAATTGAGGCATTCAAGGCAGATGAAGAAGCAATGACTGGTGATACCAGATACAAATGCATCTTCATGGATGAGGCAGCAAAATGGAGATTAGTTGATGACTTGCCAGTGTTTAATTCTGTAGTACCTATTGTAGAAGCTGCAGGTGGGGATTTGTTTTTGGTGTCAACTCCTAAAGGTCCAACAAAAATGTTTTATGATATTTGGAAGAATAAAAAAGACAGTGGATATTATAAATTTGAATATGACATAAAACATACTATAGGGAATCTATTCACAAAAGAAGAAGTTGATTTTAAGATAAATCAAAAATCATTAAATCCTAAACAAGAATATCTTTGTGAGTTTGTTCCTGGTAAAGGATCTGTAATGTCCCCTGTAACTGATGATGAAAGAACAGAGGGTTGGTCTACTTGGGATGATATGATAGATGATGATGAAGATGATAATTATATAGAGAATACACGTGATTGGGGAGAAATACATGAAGCTTAGATTAATTGCAGGAGATCCAGCTAGGGCTGGTGATTCATTTGGAAATGTAGGAGCTGATGCCACATGGCCAAAAAAAGAGATTCATTATAGATCTGCCAAAGAGTTCAAAAGAACATCATATAGTAAAGTTGCAGGATATTTTAAAAGATTTAAAGATATAATGAAACCAAATATAATTTTACTTGAGGATAATTTTGAGAAAAAATCTGTCCAAATGGAATTTAATAAATATGGTGTACCTGTACAATGGGTTCACACATCAGCTAATCTAACTGATGACACTAGAAAAAATTATCATTCCTTGGACAAGCCATTTGTTGTAGAATGGTTAGCTTCTCAGAGAAAATTAAATAGAATTTTTTATGCTAAAAATATCAATAATGATATGGAGGTATTAGTTACACAGACAAACAATATTGTTGCATTTATGACACAAAATGGAGGAACAACATATAGAGCAGTGAGAGGTAGGCATGATGATTTGTATATAGCTTCATTAATAATTGCAAACTATGTTAGACTATGGTGGGATGAATTAGATGGGAAATAATCCAGTTATAGTAGAGGCAGCACTTACACATACTAAAACTAGAAACATGTATGGGCTCGTAATTATTAGCTGTCATACTGAAAAGAAGAGAGTTAGAGTTAGATTTGCAAAAGAGTGGACAAGAGAGGATAATCTAAGTGAGATAGCTAATGATATTAGAAGAATATATAGAAAAACAAAATGGGATTGTTTGCATATTGATCAGATTACAGGTCAGCATCTTATAGAATCAATAAAATATAAAGGCGTACCAGCAAAAGTTATCACTACACAAAAGGATGTTAAAGATTCTAAAGGAATTGAATATTTGGAGGTTATGGATAAAAATGAAATGATTGGATTATTTATGAAATTCAGACAACAAAAAAAGATAGAGTTTCATCCAGAACCAACAGAAGCCTTGGGGATTTTGGAATCTCAAATGCCTTTCTATCTTGAGCATATTACAGAAGCAGGAAGTGTAGATTATTATGCACCAGGAAAAGAATATGACCATCTTACAAAGGCATTATTGATGTGTTGTTTTGTAGTGAGAAATATTCTAGAAGATGAAGATGATAGTATTTTTGTAGGTGGTCCATTACGTGGTACTCGTAGACAAAAACGTTTCATGGGAATGGGGGATGGGAGAAAAGATGCAGCTATAGTTGAGGCATTAAGCAAAGGATCACCAGGAAGAATTATTCATTATTATTAGATAATTTGATATCTGTTCATGAACGTTCGTTCACAGTTCAGTTAAATAGAAATAATGTTTTTAATTTATGAATTTTATAACAACATTATGGGCTCGTAAACGTGAGAGTTGCTTGATATTCAAAAATTATTACTAGTTGAGAACTTGTATTATTCATCCATCTCTGAGTTCCTTTTTGATGAATGTATTTTTTTAGCCTTTTTACCTGAAAAGTTTTCCCATCGCTGTATTATGACATCAACATATCTAGGATCCAACTCCATACCATAACAAACTCTATTCAACTGTTCACTTGCAATTAATGTAGTTCCTGATCCTAAAAATCCATCATACACTAGCATGCCTTTTTTAGTGGAATTTATGATTAGTTGTGCTATTAATTCTATAGGCTTCATAGTAGGATGTAAATCATTTACTAGTGGTTTATCATAAAACTGTACAGACATTTGGCTGTTATTTCCATAAAATTTATGTCTGCCTTTCCAGCCAAAAGACAAGGTTCATGTTTTGGCTGATAATCAAGTCTCGATAATACATGATTATTTTTTACCCATACTATGGTTTGTGAATATTTGATTTTTAGTTCTTTAAATGCCTGCTTTACTTCAAATGATTTAGTTTCTGACATCCAGATATACACGCTATTATAATCTGCAAATGGTACTGTCTTTAGATAATCATAGATGAATTTTCTATAATCTATTATGATATCGTCATTTTTTAAAGCAGTTTGAATGCGGTTGCCTTTGTCTCTTTTATTTAAAAATTCATTTTTATTTGCATAATCTATTCCATATGGAGGATCAGACTGTACACAGTCTACTTTATTTTCTCCTAGTAATTTATTGACATCTTTTTGTTTAGTACAATCTCCACACATCACTATATGCTTGCCCAGCTGATATATCTCACCTAGTTTAGATTTAGGTTTTTTAGGTAACTCTGGGATATCTTCTTTATCAAATGTAATATCAAAACTATTCTCTAGTATCATCTGAAACGCTTCTTCTGACTCTCCTATCATCTCTGCAAATTCTGTTAGTGAGTCATTATCAAAAATTGCCTTAAATTCATCTGCATCCATTGATTTATCATGCTCACCTCTTAACTTGTTTGCTATCTGACGCAACATCTGCACTTCTACATATTTGACTTTGAATATTTTACACTTTGTAGATTTTACCCCTTTATCTAACAATAATCTAATTCTATGCTCACCATCAATTACTAAATATGTTCCATCCACTAGATCATTTAGCCAAGGATCTACTGCAAAACCATATTTTGATACTGTCTTATCAAGGGCAGATTGTTTTTCTTTTGATAATCTGTTTGGGTTGTTTTTATCAAACTTTATTTTTGATAGTAATACTTCTTTTGTCTCTATAAACCTAATATCATTTAGAGACTGTACTTTTCCTATACCATTCACAATAATAATTATCTAAATACAAATAAAATCATTATGGTATGCTTGTAAGCTATCCCAATATTATAAAATTTGTGAATGATATAGTAAAGTGTTCACATACGAGCATACCATATTTTCTACATTAATGATTCTTAAAAAGATAATGCCTGATACCCCACACACTCACAAACTGGTATGCTCGTAAATCGGGAAATATCAGGCATTTTTTATTGTAAAATTTGTATTTAACCTTGTTTTATGATAAATCAAGTTTGATCAATTTGAATTAATTATTATTCAAATTAATTAAACTCTTTTTTGAGCTTATCTTAATGCAGTTCTTTATCTTGATTTTAGGGAATAAGATAGTCTTAGTTGCCAAAAGAAGAAAGTTAGTTTGTGTATATATTTACTTTTTTGAATTGTTAGACCAATATTGAAAAAATGTTTGTAGTTGTTGTTTGTGTGCCAGATCAGATGCCAGTGTCTAAATTCAGCAAGTATACGTTCATGGTCAATAGAAGCTTTATGAGTTGGAGAATAAAACTCTAAAAATATTGTCAATACTCCTAAATAGAATTCTAATTGATGATGTGTAAAATCTATATGTATTCCTATAAAAAAGTGAATGTCATCTTTGACAAATGGATTGAGTATATGAGCGTGTATTCTGATGTCTGCTGGTATAGAAGAAAGTTGTGATGTGGTAATTTTTGGAAGATTCAATGATGTGTACCCCCTGATTTTATTTTACAATTCCACCATTGTAATATAGAGTGTTTTTTTATACCCCTACACCAATTACACTTCAATTTTTACCCTCTTCATATTTAGCATATATTATTTCAGTCATTTTCCATATCATACCTTGATTAGGTGATATATCATATTGTTTGATGTTTTTCTCAACTGTTGATCTTATCTGATAGAGAATAGTAGATTCTTCAATAGATAATTTTTCTAGTTCTATTGATATTTTAGGTAATTTGGATTGTAGTTTTTCTATCTCTAATTCTTTTTCTTTTAGATAGTCAACTGAAGATAATGGTATTTCTTTAGTAGTAGTTGAAGATACTACTCTTGGTGCAGTATTTCCATTCCAAGTACCAACACCAAGCTCGCATATTTCATATCTCTTACCTAATGTGAATTTTCCAATATCCTTATCAAATAAAGATAATTCCATCTCATCAGTTTCATCTTTAATGACAACTAACTGCATCTTCCACTTTTTACCATAATCAGATATACCTTCAGTTGTTTGGTTAATTTTAATAACTTGCCCATTTATACAAGCAGTCGGTATATTGTTTGAATCAAGTTCTTTAAACTCTTTGATTGTTATTATATTATTCATTTAACAACAAATCCTTTCTAATTAATCCTTGAGTATTTTCTATTACAACTGCATCAATCTTTGCTTTGCGTTCCATTTCTGCTTGATATGATTCGTCCATTTGATACCAAACAATACTAACCGCACGAATATGTTTACATTTTCTACCTCGGAAATATTCATCTTTACAATCACATGTTTGTAAAATATAATCTATATTGTATGTTTTAGATCCGTCTTCACTGAATACTTTGGCATATCTTGAATCTAAAATAATCACATTGTCAACTAAGATCTCTGCCTTTTCATCACGATTAATATCTGATATTTCAGACTTTGCATCTTTGATGACTTGTTCTAGTTTTTGTTTTCTTGCTTGATTCATAATTATTGTATAATCATGTTATATATAACAGTTATGAATAACAGTATTAATAACAGTTATATATAACATTATTTTATAATAGTTAATGAGTTTACTAGAAACAAAAGAAAAAAGTTATAGTGTAACTGTCATAAAAGAAAGTGCCAGAATTTACTATGCGGTCACACCCGTACAAGCAAAAAACGAAGAAGAGGCACAACAAAAAGCATTAGAACTGGCAGATACTATTGACTCAAGAGAATGGGATCTAGATGATGAAAGTTTTAATCATTCTATTGATTCCATTTCGGAGAATGAGGATTAATCCTCTTTTTTTTGGTGATTATAAATGGGTATTAAAAAATACAATTACAAATGTTTTAACTGTAAAAATGAATTTTCGTCAGAAAAATTACTTGATGGTAAATGGTATGAAAAAGCTCAGTGTGGTAAATGTGGTAGTAGAGATTTGGAGAAGATAAAATGACCCAAATACAAATCACTGAATATAACGTATTACAAACCACAAATTGAAGATGATGAATAAGAAATGAATCCAAAATCTTCTGAAAATTTAACTTGTTCCTGTGGATGTAATATGAGATTATCTGGTGGATGGACAGAAGAACAATTAAACAAAGTTTTTGATATGAAACAAATGAAATTAAGAAAGTGTATTGAAAAGGAAGAAAAATTAAAAATGAAACGTGAACCACTTTATGCTTCTGCTAGACTTTCAACAAATGCCAATCCTATGCTCAAATATTTAACAGGACTTCATACTAAACCAAATAATAGTTGGAAGGAAGATGAGATTGGTATTACATCAGGTTATAGACAAAAACTCGTTTCAGAAACACATGACATAATATCTAATGGCACATTTGATCAATTATCTTTATTGAAATTAGCACTTGATGATTTATTGGAAAAATATAGAGAAAATTATGAGGATATAGCAGATAATAATCACAAGCCAGAAGGAATGAGATAAGATGATAAAATTAAAAATCTTAGATAATACATTTTATTTTTATGGTTCTCAATTTGGAACTTTACTTTGTTATTGGATATGGTTCTATAATGTTAATTGTACTTTACGTTCTACCAATATAAGACAGTTGGATAATTAATGACAAAAATCGATCAAAATCTAGTCTCAGATCACTTTTATATTATTTAGATTTCTAAAGTATTATGTATAATTTCATTTTATTCCAATTAATCTCTAAAAATACAGATACATATGGTATAAATTCAGTGTATGATTAATGGCTAATATGAAAAAAGATGTGGAAGTTTTCATTATAGTAATCTGTGATCAAGAACCAAATAAAGCTCCAAGTCCTGAATTAGTTTCAAGTGTAAGAAAACAAATTGAAAAAATAGACGGAATACTTGATACATCTTTAGATATAATAACTGCTGATATTGGGGCATCTGCTTTACTAGAAGAAGAAAAAATACCGCAAATGGTTGCAGAGATTAAACAAATAGATGGTGTTGATAAAGTTGAAACTAAAATTCTAGTTCCAATAAAAAAATCATAACCATTTAATCTTTAGATGTATCATGGCAACAAAGATTACATTTACACTAGATGTAGAAAAAGAAAAGTTTGATGATATAATATCTAATATACAACGTATTGATGAATTAGAATTACGAGAAGACAAGCATAACAAAGGAGATATAATATGTAATGCTATTTTATCTAAAGACGATACTAAAGAGGCTGTGCATCTGTGTTATTCTATGTTTAGTATAGATGGTGTAAAATCAATTAAGATTTTTACTACAACTATACCTGACAAAATAATAGATAAACCAAATCGTTATCTGCCACATATCCCAATGGTTTTATCATCAGCAGTTACTTTTTTTGTAATTTATGGAGTATTAGGAACATTAGGACAAGACTTGAATATTTTGGATATATTTAATCTTGCAGGAATTCCAACTATTGTAGTTTTTCTATCACAGTTAGGATACGCAACACAGGAATTATGGATACAGGAATTAAAAAAAATTCACTCTAAATAAAATAATTTTTGTTTTAATAATACTATACAATAATAAAATTATAAATGATATCACATACAAAATTAAAACCAAAAAGAGATTATTATAGGCTCTCTCCACAAAAAGCTAAAGAAATTCAAAAAATGTTTGCATTAGGTAAAACACCTTATAGAATATCAGAGGATCTTGGTATTTCATTTCAAACAGTAAAAAAATATACAGATCCACAATATAGGAAAAAAGTCAATGAGTATAATAGAGTATATTATCTAAAACAATATGATAACTAATCCACACAATCATTAATAATATACTTTATTTATTAGTAAAAAATAATTTATTTAGACTATGTCAAATAATATATCTAAATACCATACTTGTAAAAATTGTGGTTATATCATTGATACTAGAATAATAAAATATTGTCCTATTAATTCATGTTTAACTATCGTAGAGGAAAATGAACCTAGTATATAATCTCAGATATTTGAAATTAAGAAGATAGAATTATTTTAAAAACACATATTTATCTTATTGGTGATAAATAACAGTTAATTGTTTTATAGTTTATTATGTTATATTTATATAGAAAAACAATATTTTAACTATTATGACAGATCAACCAATAAACAATTTTTTAACATTTAATTTTTTTAAATCAATGATACGAAGTGTAGATGGTCAAGACGATAATCTATATGAACAATTTGTAAATGATGCAAACGGAAAAGTTCAGACTGCAATATCAAGATACATTGATACACCACTAGAGGAAGGTTCTATTTATTTTTCTAGAGCCCAGAATGCAGCTTTATCTTTTGCTAGATCATTACAAGCAGAAAATCTTGAATTAATTGAAAAATCCAAAAACTATCTAGAAAAATATAATATCGAATTATATGGATCAGGTGGAACAGAAGGAAACCCAATGGCAGGTGGTCTTATACAGGAATTAATTGCAACTAGAAATAATAGAACAGTAACTGTTCTTGCAAGATTTGATCCAAGAAATATCAAGATTCCTTTACCAACTCAGAATGATCTATTTGTATCTCAGAGATTTGGATAATTTTATTAAAGTAATATAATTAATGTATGTATTATTGCTAATAAAAAAAGTATTGTAATGATATATGTTGTTTAAATACTGATTGTTTTTATAATTATATAGAGTATAAATTTGTGTTTAGGTGAGATGTAATGACAACCAATCATAATAAAAACAAGCAGAGGATTGTGGATATTTTAAAAGCAGATAGTAATGTATTTGATTCTGGTGTAACTGTGGGAAAACTTCGTGAGATATATGTAGGTCAAAGAATGCCAAAACTTGCTAGTGGTTCAGACTTTCCTCCATTTGCATATGTAATTAACGGTAATCCAATACTTACAAAAAAACCAAAAGGTATAGTACAAAACAATGAACAATCATATTTTGAGAATACTGTGAGATATTTGATAAACTTTGTATCAAAAACAACAGATAAACCAGTAGATTCTGAGAAACAGTTAGATGATATAGAATTTGCAATATCTACTGCAATAGAAAATAATTTTCAATTATTTACTCCTAACACTACTGATGATCCAATATGTCTGAAAAGTTTCATAGAACGTGTTGATTCTTTATTATTTACTGCCAAAAAAGGACATCCAGATCAGGGTAGAACAATTACTCTAAACTTGACAATTATTTCAAAATAATCATAATATTGTTATTCTACAAGTATGTTTTTTTGTATAAATTAACCATTTAAACAATAAAGATCAAATACCTATTAGTATACTGTTTTACTATGGTAAATCAAGGAAATCCTGAAAATGTTATAATTAATGCAAAGTGGATTCTAAAACAAGGTACTGATAAATACATTTTAAAAAATAAACTAACACTTGATATATCTAGAGGCAGATTCAGAGATGCAATAGAAATAGGCCCACTTAATACGTTTGGTGCAGGAGATCATTCAGTCCCTGTAGAATTTGAGGCAGACATTACAAAGGCTGTAAACTGGGTAAATCTTAATGCACGAGATGAGAATGGGTTTCTCACTAATCTTCCATATACATTAGAGATGGCTTCAAATCCATTTTCAGGAGCTGGGGCTAGTGCAACAGCTACTGCAACAGTATCAGATAAGGAAGTAACAAAAGTTACAGTTGGTAATCAAGGAACTAAATATACAAGTGTACTTGTCACTTTTAGCGGAGGAACACCAGATACTACTGCAAAAGCAGTAGGTATAGTATCTGAGGGTAAAGTAATTAAAATTATTGTAATTGATAAGGGAAGTGATTATGATAGTACACCAACTGTTAGTATAACTGAAGTTAGTAGTCCTGTAGCATTTGAATTTAATGCAGAGTTGGGTGATGTGTCAATAGAACCAGCAGATAATGAAGGAAGAATTAAGATTACTGGTACTCTAACTATTACAGATGATGCAGTACATCCAGTGGATGCGTAAATGACATTATCTGATATATTCAATCGTATGATTGAAGTAGCATTAAGAAGTACAAAAATATCATCAGCATCACCTGAAAAAATAAACACGATAATATCAATAGATGAACTAGAACATACAGATATTGAAAATGAGATTCGTAGTATTATAGAGGAAGAAATCAAACTACAAGAAATAGAAGCAACAAAGGCATCTCTGAAAGTTTCAGCCAATGGTAAAAACACAATGCAGGAAGTAGACAAAAAAGTTTCCAATCTTACAGAAACAATGGATAATCTAAAAAAATCACCATTTGGTACAATGGAATCACTTACACGTTCTCAAGTTTCTAATATACAAGGATTTTCTAAAGATCCTTTCAAGTTTATGTTTGCAAACTTTTTTAAGAGATTTGCTAAAGGAGCAGGCATTATTTTGCTGGCAACAATAATTTTTGCAGCAGTTCAGCTAATTATATCTGAATTAATGAAGGCAGGTCGATTACTTGATAGAAGATTTAGAAGAGTTGCAAGAGATGAGATTTTATTATTTAACAGTAGAGAAGTACAGGCAGAACTAAGACAGGGATTTAGAACGGTAGCTGTAACCACAATTCCATTTCTACGAGGCTCACAATTGCGAGGTCAAATATCTGGCAATCTGTATAATCCTACAGCTATCCCAATGAACCGAATAGATCCAAGAAGAGTGGTTTCCCCTTCTATATCTACTCAGAATTCAAGCAGAGCGAGTAAGTTTTCAAACAGGAGAAATTCTAGATTTGGTTAATCAGATTTGGCAGGTACAGGATGGAGCTACTGATGGAACACAATCTACTGCAGAAGATTCTAATACCATAAAATTCAATCTCACCAATGTAGGACAAGGAAATAATATTTTTGACACCACGTTTACTCTACGAAACTCAATACCAGAAAACACGAACATCGAAGGTGACAATAACAAGATTGAAGATATGGGTCAAGATGGAGTAGACATAAAGATTTCAGGTCAGTTTCAAGATACACAGACAGCTATTTCTAAACTTGTAAAATGGTGGAAAGAAGATAAATTCGCAGACGTTGCACCAGAGGGAAGATTTGGATTAGAACTTGATTTTCCAACTGATTTTAACGTAGATCCTACCTCAACTTTTGGTTATCAAATTGCAAACCCTACAATGGAACTACTATATGATAAAAAGCAAATTGCAGGATTTATAATTACTTTAAGATTAGGAGGCGACGTAAAAAATGCCATCTAATTTTAAAAATCTGTCAATAATCTGGTATGACCATACAACTAACTACATTACAAATCAAGAGATTAAAGATGATGTAGTTGGATTACCATTATTTACAGATAATGGAAGTGGTGAAATCAATTCTTTAATGATAGACATACGAGCTCCATACGGACGGAGAATTACCACTACATTCCCAATTACAATAGATGAATTTGACAGAATAGGAATTACAATGGATGATAGAGATGGAAATCCATACACTAGATTTTATGAAATTCAAAAAATCATCCCTGGTACTGACAAAGATGAAGGAACTATTCTTACGTTGAATTGTTTAGGAATAGAATATCATACACAAATGGGACATTTTTCTAGACAGTTCTGGTTTACAACTGCATTTCTTCCTTCAAAACTAATTGGTGAAACATACAATGATAATAGGGGAACCACTCAACCTTTTCTTTCAGGACATAATGTGGTGTATGATCCTGATACTGAAACAGGAAATGACCTTCCAAATTTTACCCAAGGAATATATGATTATGGAATAAACCCAGCATATTTTTATGATATATGGATGGATCTAGTTGACAGACAAGGAGCATCAGGAGCTGGTGGTGGTGTATTTGATTTCTTTGAACTTGGATTTAACACTCCTGATGTTAACAGTATAAACATGAGACTTTTCTCATCAGGTTCTAGTCCTGAATCAAAAACTGGAAACCCAGAACCTGTAACAATTGAAACTAATAATTTCATAAACCCAACTGAGACAGAGGGAGACCTAGAAAATCAAACAGGAACTATATCATATGTAGTTGGAGATTCAAGAGCTGGGGCATTACAAAAAGGAAGGGAGGTATACAATTCAGGCATATTCCAATTTACATTTAGGCCTGAATGGGATATCGGAATAAAATACATAACTGATGCTAAAGTTTTGTATCAGGGTCAGCATTACAAATCATTAGTTGACAATAATCTAGGAAATACTCCTCCTGGTACTACAAGTTGTGTAGCAGATGTTGATGCAAATTGGGTTCAGATAGATATGAGTGATGAATTCGGCGATGTACAGCAATATTCTGAATGGACTGATGATAAAGTTGCAGTTATTTTAAATGGAATGTGTAACCCTGATGCTACAACTTTTGCAGCTGGAGTATACACCAGCACAGGAGCTGGTGCATTTGATGGTAATGTTGTAATTAATGCAAACGGATTCTTTAGAACTGTCGTTGATGACCATGCAATAGGAACAGGTGGAGTACCATCTCAGGGATTAGAAGGTGAGTATCTATACGCTAATGGTTTCTTTCCAAGAGGATATAGATTTCTAAATGAAGGCACAGGAATTTTCTTATCTGGTGCTCTTGATCCAAACGGTGTATCCTTTGAGGATAGTGTTGTAGAACTACAGACCAACCCAAATCCAAATAATGAAAGTCTAGTATTTGTTGTAAAATACAAGCTAGATTCCACAGTGGATAAAATGCAGATTGCTGTATTTAGAGAACGAAAAGTGTTTGAGTGGGATGACGGAACAACTTCATTAACTGATATTACCAATAATGATTTGGGATCTGATTGCTTTCATCAATTCAAAACAATGAAAAATACCACATCATTTGATCCTAAACCAAGTGAAACAGACTGTGCAAAATTTCCAGATGTTACAAAAGACGGTACACCATTTACAAAAAATATTAATTCAGCAATAGAGATAGTATATGATTTTAATTCTGCACTAATTGATAGAGTTATAGATAAAGAATCATATCAATCTCATGGAGCTTGGTTTAACATAAGATTTCCATATCCTGTATCTACATTCAACAGTATATCAGAAGTTGTAGGAGAGATTTATGGTGGTGGTGTAAACTCTGTTGCAGAAGGTGTTAACGAACCTGCAACACTTGACATATCAAATATGGGTTTTACTCCCGATGGTAAGCTAGGATATAATCAAGAAGATTCTGATAGGTTATCCAAGCTTACCACATTTAGTTTTGCCTTGGGATTAAAAATAGAAGGAAGAAATCCCCTTGATGGCTCACTATTCACATTAGATGGAACTGCACAAATTCGTATACTCATGGGCGACACAAATGATAATGTATGGTCATTTGATTTTGAATTAACTTCAACTGACGGTGCAATGTACCCAATAGATACACAAATTTCAGCTTATCAGGTAATACGAGGACACAAGCCACGATATGCCAAATTAAATAATATAATTGATTTAATCAATCCAAAAGATATTGACAATCAAAATATTTTTGAATCAAGAAACATCAAATGGATTGTAATCCAACATCAGGATCAGTATGATGACTTTGGAAGATTTGCACCTGAAGGAAATCTAAATGACCTGTCAAACACATCATTATCTGCAGCTTTGGGTGGAATAATAACTCTAACCATTGATGACTTGCATTTCAAAAAAACACTTGTTGTAAACTCTGGTAAAAATTCTACTAAAAATCTTGAATCAGAGATGGTACATAGACAGGACATAATGCTATTTGATCAGGCAAAAGAAGTTGCAGACTCTAATCTACAGATAGAACAGTTCCGACATAAGGAATTTGACATTACTACTACTGGCAGTAGCATATTTAATATTAAATTTGGAGATTCATTTTATCTAAAAAACAGAAGACTGGTAAATGATACCGATAAACCCATCACATCAGCACCTACATGGTCTGCGGCTGTAAACTATGTTCCAGGAGATATTGTAAGTATTGGACCTGTATTTTTTGAATGTATTAAAAAGAACATAAATGAAGTACCACCAGATACCGAATTTTGGGTTGAAACTGACTTTGAATTAAACACCATAAAACTTGTTGCTAAAAAAATAGAATATTCTATTTCTAGACCTGCAGCAGGTAAAGGTGGTGTAACTAGAACTATCCAAGGAGTAAAACGATTCGTATGACAGGAAAAGCGAAAAGCAACAATAAATCATTTGAGGCATTTCAACAAGAAACCAATGCAAAATTTGAATTTTTCATGTCTCAAAATTCAAACATTGATCATGGTCAATTTTTTACAACACCGCCTCCTTCACCAAACAGCAACGTTCCACTTTTAAAATCAGGAGGAGTAATGGATGGAGCTATTGGATATAATGCATCAAAGATTAAAATTATATCTGATACTATAGATATTGGTGGCGACTCTGGAAAATATGCTGGAGTTGTAATTTTAGAATCAGAAACAGGGACAACAGATACACTATCTACGATTAATAATTTCCAGCTAAGTTTTCAAGGACAAAAATTAATTGCAAAAGAAGGCCATACAATAACAATAGATAATGCAAATAACATAGATGTTTCATCATCAATAATTTTAACTAATCAGCAGTTTGTTACAGTAAGATATGATATTCTTACTAACAAATGGAAAATAGATGGAGGTTCAGGTGGTGGAGGTTCCAGTCCACCATTTATTGATTCTGATCCTCTCATAAAAGGAAGTGTAGATGCTACAAAATTATTAAAATTTGAGATTGATGGGTTTACCACTGCAACAACTAGAACCATAACAATTCCAAATTCTACCACCACTATGGCTGGTTTAGGGGTAACATCACAAACATGGACTGGTGAAAATATTTTCGCTGGAAATATGGCAGTTAGAGACACTAATTTCTTTATTCAAAATATCGCTGATATTACAAAGCAATTAAAATTTGATTTATCAGGTGCTAATACAGGAAAAATACTAAGTCTAGCATCAAACCATTCAGATAATAGAGTTATAACATTCCCTAATAATACAACTACACTAGCTGGGTTAGATGTTTTATCTCAAAGTTGGAATGGATTTAACACATTTTTTGGGGGTATGCTATTGTTTGATATTAATTTTTTCATATCAAGTATTGCAGACGTTAATAAAAAAATACAGTTTAACTTGTCAGGAGCTACTACACTAACAACACTAACTCTAGCATCAATTCAGACGACTAATAGAACTCTCACATTTCCTAATACTACTACTAATTTAGCTGGATTAGGTGTTTTATCACAAACATGGACTGGAACTAATATTTTTGCTGGAAACACTACAGTACGAGATACTAATTTTTTCATACAGCAAACAGCAGACATTACAAAACAGTTAAAGTTCGACTTAGCAGGAACCACTACAGGAAAGGTTACTACACTTGATTTTAACCCAACTGATAATAGAACTCTCACATTTCCAAATTCTACAACTACAATAGCTGGTCTAGGTGTTCTTTCTCAGACATTTACAGGAACTAACATCTTTGCTGGAAATACCAGTGTAAGAGATACTAACTTTTTCATACAGAATACCGTAGATATTACAAAACAATTAAAATTTGATATTGCAGGATCTACAACTGGAAAAGTTCTTACATTAGAATCAAATCATACAGATAATCGAACATTAACACTTCCTAACTCTTCAACTGACTTAGCTGGACTTGGAGTTGTTAGCCAAACATGGACTGGAACTAATATTTTTGCTGGAAACACTACAGTACGAGATACTAATTTTTTCATACAGCAAACAGCAGACATTACAAAACAAGTTAAATTTAATTTAGTTGATGCTACTACAGGAAAGGTATCAACACTAAAATTTAGACATACAGATAACCGACTTTTAACATTCCCAGATGCAGAAACCATCATAGCTGGACTTGATGTACCAGCTCAAGAATGGACACAATTTAACTTTTTTAGCGGTCTACTTGAGGTTGTAGATGATTTTAGAATTTTAAATATAGGAGACAACAATAAAAAAATAAAATTTAATGCAGCAGTAATAACTTCAGGTCAAGTTAGAACAATAACAATTCCTGATTCTACCACAACAATGGCAGGACTTGGAGTAGTATCTCAGACATTTACAGGAACTAACATCTTTGCAGGAATAACTAATGTTAGAGACAGTAATTATTTTATTCAAAATCAGTCAGATAACTCAAAACAAGTAAAGTGGGATCTAAGTGGTATCTCTACATCAACTATTAGAACACTAACACTTCCTAATTCCACTACTACACTAGCTGGGTTAGGTGTCGTATCACAAGATTGGACTGGAACCAATAACTTTTTTGGACCTACGTTGTTTAATGGAAATGTCACTTTAGGAAATTCATCAACAGATAGTGTAACTTTTATCGCAGACACAATCGGTAATATCACCCCAAATACTGATGATACTGATGATTTAGGTGCACCAACACAGGCATGGGACTTTATTTATGTAAAGTCAGGACATGCAATTATTGAAGGATATGCTACTGGGTTTAGACCTAGTAACCAAACAAACACAGGTATACAATTTACTGTTCCAACAGCAGGAGGACTAACAGAATTGAGAGTTGTTTTTCAAACAGGTGGTTCTATACTTATGGCATCGGAGGTATAGAATGTGGATTAGAAAAGGCTGTAAAGATTGTAATGTGGAGTTAGATGAAGGGCAGCCTATGGATGAATATCCTGATACCTGTTTTAAATGTGGAAAACTCCTTGAGGATTTGGAATAAATAAAAACATAATATTTTTAAAATAGGTAATGATACAGTTAACATGAGTAAAGAAAATAAATGTGGTCCTGGAACACATTATGATGAAGAAACTAATTCATGTGTTTTAGATGAAGTAGAAGATAAAGAAGAAAAATAAATATCATATACTATGAGAAAATTTCGGGTAACATATTCCGCCAATCTCTTCTGTTCCCTCACCACATGTTAGTTCAGGTCTGTATTCCTTGTATGTTTCTTTTATCAATTCTGAAATATTAATGGTATTTGTTTGATCAAATAATAACACACTTTATAATCCAATACAAATAACACCCAAAATTATATCAATCGTGGCATTTCTATTCGTCTTGATACCATTTATCAGGATCTAATGCTGCAAACCATATGGTTCTTACTTCATTATTGTAAGTTAATTCTATTTGGTATATCCCTCTGTGCTCAAAGTCTATTGAATGAATTTGTGGCATGTAAAAAAAGTATTGATTTTTACTAATATAGATAGTTTCAGATTCACTAACATCTGCATTTCCTTGAGCACCACCTA